CTAGCAGAGATCATTGGGTGCTCTACAAAAACTATTGCAACAATATTTAGTTGGATAGGTGTGCAGGAAGCTACAAGTGAGGAAGCAAAACAATCTATCGGGCAGATAATAGAATATGGAAGTGATAGATATTTTGTAAAAATAAATGCTGTAGTGCAGGGTGAGGCCGTTGAAAAAACAATTACAGTAGATGGCCCTACCCTTCGTAATAAAAAATTATTCTACGATGCTGTAATCAGTAAAGCATCTGTCTGGATACCAGAGATGAAACCTGCAGACTTTGAAGAAATTATGCGTAGAAAGTATGAGGCAAGAGAAAAGTCTAATAATTATGTGGAAGAGGCAGAAGAAGATTTACGATTTATAAAACATTTTAAAAATTACATAGCAGAAGAGAAAGCATACACTAATAAAAAAGAATTAGCATACTTTGGTATGCCATACTACAACGTGCAAAAAAAAATATTAGAATTTAATCTTGATAAGTTTGAGGACTATCTACACAAACAGAAAGTAAATCTACCAAGAGTTGATCTTGTTATAAAATGTCAGAACATATTAAAAGCAAAAAAGAATCATGGCAAGTATGGAACAAAATCCTGTGTGTCATGGCGTATGATAGGTCAAAAGATAGATCAAGAAGATCTTATAGTAGAGGGTGAATATCAGGAGGTGACAGATGAAACAACCTAAGTTTATATCAGGACCACCAGGCACAGGTAAAACCTCTATGTTTATTACACAAAAATATACAGAGTTGTTAAAAAAATATTCACACAACAGAATAATAATCTTATCACATACAAACGTTGCAGCAGATGAAATAAGAGATGAAATACTTAAACTGCCAGAGATGCAAGGTGTAACCAAGAAGTCTATGAAGTATAATATCTGCACGATACATGCGTATTGCAAAAGCAGATTGGTTGGACGTAAAGAGGTTTTTAGTTACGAGGATCACATGAATCTTACAACAATAGACTCTCTTTTCAAACTACAAAGAGTGACAGAGTCAGAGTTTAACGCTGATAAACATAAATTTTACAGATACCTAGCTGATGCATATGGTAAAGGTAATACTTTAAAAGAACATTGGAAGACATGTGATAAACAAATTTATAAACCATATAATTTAAATTCTATAGAGCAAATGGCTTATCCATATTTTGAATACAAAAAGGATAGTCATGTTTGTGATTACGCAGATATGATACAGGATTTCATAGACAAAGCTATAGAACCTGACATAGATGCTTTAATAGTTGACGAGGCACAGGATAGTAACGTGCCACAAAGAGAAGCTCTTGATAAGATGGCAACAAAAGCAAAAGAATATTATTTTGTCGGTGATGCAGATCAGACTATATTTGAGTTTGCAGGATCAGACGCAGACTACTATCATAGACTTTCAAGAGAGGCAGAGCAACTAGAACAGGGATATAGATGTGGCAAGACTATAAACACTCTTTGTAAAAGAATTATTAAACCTATTTGGGATCACTATGGATATGCAAGAACCTGGAGACCGACAGATGTTATAGGTAATCATTATCATTTACCTAGCTTGGATAAAAGATGTAGTGCTATGACTGCTTTGTTAGATAAAATAAAACATACTAATGAGACTTTTTTATTTACCTATCGTGGCACGCCGTCAGATTCATGGGTCAAAAAATTTTTTAAACAACAAGGTATAGAGTTCGCACATGTAGGAAACACGGCCCACGTACCAAAAAAAGAATTACGATGTCACAAACTATGGCCAGATTTTTGTAGAGGCACACCAATGACATTGAAACAGATAAAAGATTTTTGGCAGTACATGGGTAGCAAAGTAATAGTGCATGGTAGAGGTGAAGAGACTTTTGATGAATGGATAGATAAAGAATATACAATGGACTATATGATATATCACAAATATCTAAAACAAAATGCAAACAAAGAAAAAGATTTTGCACTGATAAGAAAGAAGACAGATCCTGATAGACTAATCTATATTAAAAAAATTTTAAAAGATGGATATGATGACGGAGATGTAAGAGTAAAATATGCAAACATACACACTGTAAAAGGTTTGACATTTGACAACGTTGTTGTTGATCTGACAGCAACAAGACAGGAAGATTATTTTACACAACTAAGATTGAAATATGTTGCATACAGCAGAGGTAAATTTGATTGTTGGACCGTAGCATCACAAGGTAAATATACTTTAGGAGTAAGATGAAATATTTTATTAGAAAATATAAAAATACTGAACATAGAATATTGGGTTCTAAAGATGATACATACATATGCACGGAGTGTGATAGAGAATATAATCAAAAAAATTTTCATGTAGCAAGCGCACTCGTTGATGCTGATACACAAAAAGTTTACAAAAGGTTAAAAAGAAAATGTAAATTTTGTGAAAATTCTTTGCGTGGTGTAAGACACAATTTAGAAAAAACAAGAACCACTCCACCTAAAACAGATTATTGTGAACACTGTGGTAGGAAAGATACAAAAATTGTATTACATCATAATCATGAAACAGGAAAATTTGTTAGATGGTCTTGCGTAAATTGTAACGCTAGATATCCATTTGATACTTTTGAACAACATATGGAAGATGCAAGGAGGTGGTATAAAACATGACACACAAAGATATGTTTAAAGGCATAGGGTATAAATCATTAGATAAGCAACATGGAGGATCTCATTATAAAAAATTTAAGATACAGCCCGCAGAGTTTATAAATGAGAACAAATTGCTTTTTGCAGAAGGGAATGCTATAAAATATATTTGTAGGCATTCTGCTAAAGGAAAGGAAGAAGACATTAAAAAAGCAATACACTATTTAGAAATGATACTAGAGAGAGATTATAATGTGTAACACACCAGAAGATTTAGATCTTAATGGTATTGATACAGTCGCGATAGATATCGAGACATACGATCCTAATCTTAAAACAAAAGGATCTGGTGCAATACGTAAAGATGGTTTTGTTTGTGGCATAGCAGTTGCAACAGAAAATGATACAGCATATTTTCCTCTACGTCATTCTGATACTGACATAGCTTTTGATAGGATAGATAAAATATGGCAGGTGTTAAACGATAAAATATTTCAAAACGAAAATATTACAAAAGTATTTCACAATGCAATGTATGATGTTTGTTGGATAAGAGCGGTAACAGGTATGATGATCAAAGGTAGGATTGTTGATACTATGATAGCTGCATCTGTTATTGATGAGAACAGATTTAAATATTCACTCGATGCATTATCAAAAGATTATCTTAATGAAGAAAAATACAAATATGATTTACAACAAAAAACATTAGAGTGGTCTGGTGGCACAGTCAAGGACCCTATGACTAACATGCATAAACTTCCTGCATCTATTGTAAAAGAATATGCAAAGCAGGATGTGAGTCTAACTCACAAGTTGTGGAAACTATTTGATAAAAAAATTGACGAAGTATTATACACTAAAGATGACGGAGAACAAAAAACTTGTAGACAGATATTTGAATTAGAAACAAAACTATTTTTATGTTTAGTTGACATGAAATTTAAAGGCGTTAGAATAGATCGGTCAAAAGCGATCCTGTTTGGAAAACATCTCAAGAAACGTAGAGACCAAATAATAAAAGCGATAGAAAGCATCACGACAATAAAAGTTGATATTTGGGCTGCGGCATCAATAAAAAAATTATTAGATCATTTGTGTATAAAAGATTACAAAGTCACACCAAAATCAAAGATGCCACAATTACCAAAAGACTATCTACGAAAACACAATAACAAATGTTTACGCATGATTGCAAAGGCAAGAGAGTATGACAAAGCAGTTAATACTTTTATAGATGGATTATTAGAATATGTGCATGAAGGTAGGATACATGCAGATATAAATCAGATAAGATCAGATACAGGTGGTACAGTCACCGGCAGATTTAGTATGTCAAATCCTAATCTACAACAGATTCCAGCCAAAGGTTATATTGGTGGTAAGATGAGAGAGCTATTTGTACCAGAGGAGGGTTGTAAATGGGGTAGTTTTGACTACTCACAACAAGAACCACGTATTGTGGTGCATTATGCTATAAAACTAGGCCTACCAGGCACAGAGAGCCTCAAAGATGAATTTGATAGGGATGATGCCGATTTTCATCAGATAGTCGCTGACATGGCTAATATCTCCAGGAAACAGGCAAAAACAATCAACCTAGGTCTTTTCTATGGTATGGGGCGGATAAAATTACAGAGAGAGTTAGGTCTTGATCAGAGACAAGCAAAAGAATTATTTAATGAGTATCATAGCAGGGTGCCATTTGTAAGACAGCTATCACAGGAACTTATAGCGTTTGCAAAAGAGAATAAATTATTATTCACATTGCACGATAGATTCTGCAGGTTTGATAGATGGGAAACAACAAACAAAGAATGGAATCCTGAAACAAATAGATTTAACGAGGTGCCATTGTATACAAAAGAACAGGCAATGGAAGCATTCAAAGCAGAGATGTTAGATAAATACAAAGAGAACAAGATAGATCCAAACTATATGGATTACTTTGAAAGATATTACACACCTGCGTTTACCTACAAAGCCCTGAATAGATTGATACAAGGATCAGCCGCAGATATGACAAAGAAAGCAATGGTAGATTTGCATGATAAAGGTATAATACCACACATACAAATACACGATGAACTTTGTTTTTCGACCACGGACCACGAATCAGAGTTGATCAAAAGTATAATGGAAAAGACAATACCACTTGAGGTCAAGAATAAAGTTGACTATGAATCTGGACCAAACTGGGGTACAATAAAATGAGGATAGATTATGGCATATTTAAACGCAAACATACCACCAACTTATGCACAAATAAGAAGAGAGTATTTATATGATCTTAAAAAACACCATGGAGAAGTTGAAGACTGTATTATCTTTGGTATTAGCGCTCTTACAGGTCGCAGTATATTATGGCACGCTATTATGGAAAATGGTGCGATCTTCTATAGATTACCTATTACAGCGTTTATTCAAAGAGGATTTGAACCCAAAGATGTACCCACACGAAGACTTGATGAACTTCAGCTCTGGAATTGTTTTTCTTACTATCCTGCTGTTACTTCTTGGGATATCTTAGAATCACAAGCTGGTAGATACATAGGTAAAGATAAGAAATGGCACCCAGGCAAATACTTATTTACTATTGACTTTGCACATCCTGAAGCTAATATACTCGACACTGATCATTCAGAGATCCCGCACGAGCACAAGTGCGCTCACATAATTGCCTTAGATGATGGTAATTTTGCAGCACAACCAAACAATAGATGTATATGGGACATACCTTCTTTCACTGTGAAAGATAATATTCCTGATTGGAAAGTGCAGACAAATGAATGGAATGTAGAAGATAGTAGAGCGTGGCGGACAGAGGATACCGACAGGTTCTTTTATGAAATAGAGGAGAAAAAAAATGATTAAAAAACTATGGCAAAAAATTAAAAGTTGGTTTTGGACTAAAGACTAATGGATTTAGCAGCATTACTTAAAAAAAATTTTGTATTAGTTCCGGTCGTGGCTTCGGTCTTGGTCGGAACTTTTACCGGTGTTAAGTATGTTGTAAATCTAACAGATACAATTAACGAAAATAAAGCAGAAATAGAAAAGCTACAAACCATGAGCATAGAAAATATTAATAGAGATATGTCTGTGCTAACTGATAATGTAAATAC